CCACACTCAGGACATGCCGGAATCATCTTCATGTCCGAGCCCATCACCTGCACGAACCTCACGGTCTTCTGGCATTTCTGACACTGGCTCTGGCTCATCTTCGCTCTCGTTCTCCGCTATCAACTCCGACACGTCACCGCTAAGCAACCCGCGTGATTTCAACCGCTCGACCGCCATCTTCTTGGTCATCAGGCCCGCAGAGATAGCGGCTTGACACAGCTCGATGTCTGATTTGTAGTCCGCTACCGTGGGCTTGAAATACGGGCCCCATACCAGGTCCAGACAGTCAACCGCGACGCCCATGATGGCGAGCAACATCGACATGACCGGCACGATAAACCCGTCACCGAAATCACTCCGGTATGTGTCGCACCGGTCGGTGTGACGACGGAATAGAATTTCGAGCGCCTTACCCGACGCGTCACCTGCGATCTTGGCTGACTCGATGTCGATATCAACGAAGGCCAACGCCTCGCTGATTTTCGCCTTCAGGTCTCGCGCGTTGTCGTCAATGGCGCGCAGCGCGTCAGCGCCGAGCGTGAGCATTTCGACCTTCGCATCAGGCCGCTCGTACGTCCAGACCGTACCAGGCCCCTTGCGGCGCGCTGGCGTACCAGACGTACGGACCGAAAACCATCCGTTCTCGGTGGTAACCGATGCCGTGCGACCCGTACCGCCTGCTGACTCTTCACGGTCCACGCCGATCTCGATGATCTGCGGGTCGCCAGAATACAGCGATGCACGATACCGCTGCGAGAGACTAAAATTCATCGCGTCGATTTCGTCGCAGATGTTCTCATGCAGCGGATGCCCGTCGATGACTGTACCAGTCGACAGAGTGCGGTACCACACGACAGGGCAGAAACCTAGCCCATGGGCTACGCGCTCGCGCTCCGTCCATGTAATGTCCAAATCAAACGATGGAGCCTCGACCGGCTCGAATACGGTGTCATGCGTCGCGTCGATCACTCGACGAAACAACATCACACGCTTCTTGTATGTCTTCTCCCGACCGTCGAAGTATTCCTCGACGAACGGATAGCAAATTTCTAGCTGCTCGCACACGTCATCTTCGTTGATGGTAGGCGTGCAATGCGCTGGGTCTTCAACCGAAATGAACAGCCGACCGTTGCGGATGCCCACGATCGCGCATGCCGACCCGCACGATAGCGCGGTACGGAATGCGCGGCGCATGCGAGTGTGGAATTTGGTCTGCTTGGTGACCAGTTCGATGGCCTCGTGCTGCGATGACTCGTCCTCTGTGGCGAACGTTGGGAACCGTCCCTCGCCTAGGCAGAAATCCAGATACGACGCAATGGCAATATCGACGATCGGGTAGACCACGCACGGCGCACGCTCCAAGATAGGCGGTGCGTCAGCACGCTGTGACAGGAACGGCTCACGCCCATCGTACTGCGTGCCTGCGACGTATGCCGCATAGCGCATGATGCGTTTCGCTCGTGGCGATGTGTATTTATCAACCAAAGCCGAAACTGTTGCCATCTGTGTCGTGCCTGCTACGTGACGCACCTCCGAGACTCGTGAACACAGCGTACCGCAGCGCATCTAGCGCGTGGTCGTTCCGTGTGTCGATTTCATCGGTGATTCTGTCTCGATTTTTTGCGTCTCGTTTACGTTTGTATAGCCCGAACTCTCGTATCAGGTTACGGCACCGTGGGTGCACGTAGAGCTTGGCGTATCTGGTGTCATCCGTCATGCGACGCACGGCCAATCTGTCTGCTACAGCGTCGATGCCCGCAGCAAGTGCGTTGTCTGCGCCGCGGATGTTCAGCCCCGCGCGCCTGTACTCTGCGATGCTATCCGGCCTCGATGGGTCTGCGAACCATTTGATGCCTGGGTACTGGTCGTTGAGTCGTCTAGCCTCGGTCGTCAGCTCGGAGATCGTCTTGTGCTGTTGGTAGTACTCATCGAGTACCCACGCCACCGCGTCGCGCCCACTGCCCGCTATGCCGATGACCAGCATCGCGGCCGGGTCTTCGTAGCCATGGTCGATGCCACCAACGAACGACGTCCAGATGATATCGCTCGGAGGTTGGCGGACGTGGATCGACGCATCGAACAACGAGTAGACTAGCCCCTCTGCGCTATCGAAATCGCACAGCCATTCGCGACGGAATATCTCTGGCGGAGTCTCCTCGCGTATCTGCTCCATGTAGGCACGGTCCACTGTTTCCGGTGCGTCGTACCCTGTAGCATGTAGCGAGAAATGGCCGTGTCTGTACTCTGGGTGAGTCTGCTGACCACGAATGAACGACCGATAGAGTAGCCCATACCGACCGCGCTTGGGCGTACCGGCTAGCATCCTGCGGCGCATACTCCACGGCTCGGAGAACCACGGGGTGATGACGCTATCGTAGATGCCAGGGTCTACGTCGTCGGATTCGTCGACGCAGACTTTATCGATACGAAGACCGCGCGCAGCAGTGTCGGCATTCTCGGCGCCGAACAGCTGGATCGTAGACCCACCAGGGAACCGCACCAGCCAGCTCGTATGGTCGATCTTGGCTCCGAGGAATCCCCACCGTCCGCTAGGTGACAGGTCAGTGTCCAGCGGGATGGCGTGGAGGTCTTTGGCTTGCTTGAACGTCGGCAACATCAGCACGCAGCGGATGCCGCGTTGATGCCCCATCGCATGCATCCTGACCTGGCCGTCGTAGGTGGCCACGTCGATCAGCATCGACTCGCGCAAATACCACGACTTGCCGATACCTCGGCCCCATGGCATTACGATTGTGGAATCATTGGTTATTCGTCGGTGGATTATCGACTGTGGACGATTCAGTTTGATGTCCATCGGATAGAATCACACGAACGGTTTGCATCTGCTGCGTAGCAGGTGCGTCTAGCACAGCATCGATGCCAACATACTTGGCATATCTCTCGAGCGCCTTGATCGCAGACGCATAATCTTTGAGGCCAGTGATGATGTTGCGCTCCATCAGCGCGTCATCAGCTATGGCCAAGAACTTGTTGGCTAGCGTGCGACGTAGCATGTTCAGCTCGTCGCGGTCTGACTCCAGGATGATGGATGCCAGACGGGTATAATTGCGGACCGTCGAAACCTCAACGTTCCATTTGGCTGCTAGGGTCTGCGTCCACCTGGACGAGGCTAGCCAGTCGCCAGACATCATCAGATGCGCGATGTAGTTCGCGCGCTCCGCTGGTGTCTGCAATGTTGATGGGTCCATAGCTATGCGTCAGGTAGTCCGATAAATGCAATCCACATGACGAACCGTGCGTATTGCTCATCGGTGAATTCGAGGTCTTCAAATTCAGCGTCAGCTATGGCGTCACAGAACGCCTCGACATCAACGGCCGCGGGGTGCTCGAACATGGTAGTAGGCGGACGCGGCATGAGGGAAAGGAAGAAACCTCGCACGTCCTACCCTACCGTGGCAGGGCACGTCATAATACGTCATAATACGTCAAATCTTATTCAGACACGACGTGTGATTGACTGAGAATTCTCTGAATTTCAAAGCCAATAGTTTGATTTTCTGGTTCAATTCAGAAATTTTTTCTGAGTGGTCATCAAACTTGTCTGCTACGGCAATTGCCACCTCAGTTTGCACGTCGAACATGTCAGCGCAATATGCGCGCAGCAACGCGATCGTGGTGTATCTCTTGTGGTTTCTGTTGCCACCTGACACTATTAATTTTCCGCCGCATTCAATGTTTTTTCTCTTGAGCATCCGCATCATTTTGTCGCGTTCGTTGCGATCGTTCCAATCGATGCCTGCAAGCCCAGCAACTTCTTTCATGCTGATATATCTGTATTTCAATGCGCTACTTGCCACTGATATACCTCCAGAACTCATCTTTTCGTTCTTTGCGAGCGCGACTTTTAGCCGCCACGTACTCGGCCACCGCAGCATCAACCAGCATCTTCGACCTAGCGATAGCAGCCCGCATGAGCCGTGCGTTGCGCTTCTTGTCGTCGGTCGGAGCCTCGATGCAGTCGGCCGCCACGGCGGGGTACTCGGCGCCCTCAGCGCGCAGCGCGTGCAACGATGGCGGACAGTGGCCGAACGCCCGCGCGAGCAGGCGCACCGTCGCATCTGGTAGCCGTGCGAGCGTGGCCCTGATGCGTTTCTCTTTGGTCGCAGCCCTGACGGCCTCATCTGATAGCGCGGTCGGCTCGGTCGGCTTGGTGCTGTAATTCTCTGATAGCTCGATCGACCGCACCGCGAACGACGCTAGCCCTTGGGTGAAATACCATTTTAGTTCGTCCATGATCAATAACCCTACCATAGCTGACTCAAATATGCTAGCATAATTCGCCATGTACCAATGTAAAATCCTAGCCGACTCTGTCGGACCCACCAATCACCGTCTAACCACGTTTGAAATCACCTACCCGAGATTCGTGCATGCCGAGTTCCTCACGCACCGCATGATCTCTCGCAACTCGGCATCGTCTCGAGCTATCCCCATCGAACGCATGATCGAAGCCGTGCGCACCAACCCCGTGACCCCCGTCCACTGGGGGCAGAACCAACGCGGCATGCAGGCCCATAGCGAGCTCGACCCGCTCGACCAGCTCCGCGCTGTCACGGTGTGGCTCCAGCACGCAGAGCTCGCAGCCGATGCGGCCAACGCGCTCCGGCTGATCGGCACGCACAAGCAGATAGCCAACAGGCCATTGGAGCCGTTCGCGTGGATTACCACCATCGCCACAGCAACCGAGTGGGAGAATTTCTTCGCCCTCCGTTGCCACTCCGACGCCCAGCCTGAATTGCAGCACATAGCCAAGATGATGCGCGATGCCTACTACCGGTCACTGCCTACACGACTCTACGCCGGCGAGTGGCATCTACCCTACATCACCGACTACGACCGCGACCACCACCCAGACCAGTTGTGCGCGATCTCCGCTGGTCGGTGCGCTCGTGTCTCCTACCTCACCCACGCCGGCACGGTGAACCCAACCGCCGACATCGAGCTGACCGACCGCCTCGTGCGCTCTGGCCACATGTCCCCGCTCGAGCACGTAGCCCGCGCCCTGAGCCCATCGGAGTGGTTCGAGTACGCCGACGCAGCATGGGCCCGTTGGCGGCTCCAGGGCGTCCCCGTGGGCAACCTGCGCGGCTGGGGGCAGTACCGGAAGCAGCATACCGGCGAGCACAGGTTCGACGGCCCGCAGGGGAAGTGAGCCTTGTACAGTAATCAACAGTGAGACACATGACGACACGCACACACATAATTATGTCCGTAGCATATGCGCACACCGTGTGAGTGTGTGGCCTTTGGTGCGAGTGGGTAAGATACATAATGACATGTGCACACAGAAATATAGTGCATGCACCTGCTACAGTGAGCATGCATATTTTATACATAGCTGCATCTGAAGCTGATTTTACGCTAGAAAAATAGGGCAGCTACAGAGCTACACCTGCTACAGTCGTTTCCAAAACATTAAGAGGGCTATGGTCTCTCTCTACCCTCTCCATTCTTCTTTCTATATTACTAATTTACTGTAGCTACTGTAGCTTAATAAAGAATATACTATAAATAAAGACAGTTTGACCCAGCTACGGACACCAAATTTTTTGCCGTAGCTGGGTCATTTTCTCTGTTGCCGTAGCTGTGTTCAGTTATTTCATGGTTTGCGCCACACCCTGATGGGTGCGCCTTTGTATCTGGTGGAGATCTGTGCCCACCCGAGCCGAGTCATAATCTTGCTGATGCGTTTACCGAACAGTACTTGATTCATTTGGTGGTATTCAAGGCCGAGGGCATCGCGTGCGATCGTGGCGTTGGTGATATCGGCTGATGGTGGTTGCCGATCGACCCATTCAGCAACGCGCTCGGTCCAGATATCAGACGACTCGAATTGCATAGCAGATGCGGCTCTGACCCCTTCGACGCGCTCATCTAACCACCACTGCGCGCCGTCCTGGAATGCAACGACGGCCTCGGCCCATAGTTGGTCACGCCATTGGCGTAGGAGGTCGGTATCGATGCCGTGACCGACGCGGACGGCCCAGAATCGGCGTGAGCCTGTTTCGTCGTCTAGGAAATCGTCGACGTTGGTGGTGCCGACGATAACGGACGAGCGAGGGTGCTTGACGACGGTGCGATCGTAGTGGGCGCGGAACGAGTCCGAGTCAGCGGTCATGAACCCCTTGATATCGGCGGCGTTGACACTGCGGGTGTAGCGTTCGATCTCGCCCCACTCGTAGATCCATGCGCTATGGAGCTGGACGAGGGCATCTTTGTTGCGGATGTCCATGTAGGTGTCGGAGAAGAAATCCCCACCGAGCACGCGGAAGAACGTGGATTTTCGAGCACGTTGCGGGCCTACGAGCACGAGTGAGCTATCGACTTTGCAGCCTGGTTGGAGACCGCGAGCCGCGGCGGCGAC